CACCAAGATGGGGCGGTTCCAGATCCAACATCAAAGGTTGTGGGCTTCCATTGGATCTCGTGGAGTTCCTTTACCGTAGCTATCGCCGGGCCTCCCCCACCACCTCCATCCCCGCCTCCGCCGTCTCCACCCAAACTAACTCCAGCCGTTTCGCGTTGACTTAGATAATCCTTTAAAACCTGGGTGTACTCAGCACCTTGCGAGATGGGCACCGCCTCACCAAAGTAGCCGCGTGCAAATTTTCCACCGCCGGCCAAGAACGTGCCGGTTAATGGACGAGAGATGTCGACGACCTGACCTTGTGGTCCGCGGGCGAGCGTGCCTCCGCCGGCCAGAAAGGATCCGGTCGGAGTGGTCGGCGCACGCTGTCCGATCTTCGACACTGGCGACGTGGGAAATCCGAATGTTGGTTGAGCGGCCGCCGGAGGCCGTGGCCGATGCTGCGGTGCGGGAGGCTTTGTACTAATAGACTTCTTCGCTGGACCAGGCTTAGGTGGCATTAGATTCCTCCGCCGGTTGGGGTTAGCCCCGGCGCGGCTTCAGTCAATTGTCGGAGCTTGTCAGAGAATGCTCCGCCAGGTGGTGCCCCTCCACCAGCCTGACGCGTAGCTGCTCCGCTCGCGCTCTGAGTACCGAGAGCGTTCGGTAGACCAGGTGGACCCTCGGGTGCACCAGGCTGACCCATCCCGGTTCCGCCGCCCTGCGGTCCACCAACCGTGCCACCTTGAAGCTGTTGCACAGCCATCGAGGCGGCTGTCGAGATCATCTCATCCTCAGACTTGACCAGATCCAATAGCCGCTGAAGAACCTGGAATCGGATCATGGCAGGATCCTTGCTGATAATGTCGTCGAGCCGACGTTCCTTCTCGTCGTCAGGCTGGTCGATCTCCAAATAGTTCTCCATGATGGTTCGCTCACTAAGCAGTCCTGAAACTTGACTGGCCATCGCGTGGTTTCTAGTTCGCTCATTTGGAAACTCGGGCTTCACAACCGCCCGCACGATGTAGTATTCCAATTCCTTCGTCTCCAACTGATGAATGAAATCTTGGCCCTTCAGGCTGCCATAGACCCGAATATCAACTTTCCCAGCCGTAAACTCGGATGTCAATCTGAGTACCTTGCGAGCCCAAGTCGACCACATCATCTCCAAGTGGATAACTGGCTGGCTCAACCTAATACGATTCTGGTCTCCCAACTGGCTGAGCGCATACCCAGACACCTGACTCGTACCCTCTCCGAACATCACGTCCGTGAAACCTGCTTGCTGCAATCGAGCCCGCAAAAAGCTGATGTGCATCTCAACGTCCGGCGCGTTACCCGGCCACTTCGGGTACTCCAGACCTTCCTCACCCGTCATCGTCACCATATTACCCAATGCCGGGTCGAGTATTAGATTTCTGTTAGCGATCGTGCGGGCGATCAGAGGCAGCGACGTGTAGATCAGAATTTGTTTTGCGCGCCTATTGATGCTGCGCTCCAAGTGACGAATCGTCTCTTCCAACGGCCGGACGATGCTGTGCCAATCCGCCGACTTGTCCCTAGATACTGGTTTGAAGAACCCAATCGAGTACGGAAGGTCCTCGTAGCCATCCATCTTTTTCAGAGGTCGAATCACCTCATCGTGGGCAACGAGAGCATTCTCAATCTCGTAATTGCCGGCTCCCCGGTCGATAACTCTCCACCAGTCCTTGATCTCGATCCTGATCGTCATTCGATCCATATCATTCAAGTGCATCATAGTGCTAATGCGCTTATCAAATGTCATCTCTGCATCGTGAACAGTCATCTCCCACACTCGAAAGATGTGTGCCCAACGCTTCGGGCCGCCCGGCATCAAAAAGATCTGGAGTGGGTCGATCACCTGAACTCGGATGGGTGTCTGGTCAAACACCTGCTTGCCATCATGCACGACTCGGGCCGACTTGGCAAGCTCGGGATCCCAGACGGAATAAACAACGGCTATGCCATCGCGAACTAGATGTGTTACTACTTCATAGGGTATATCTATTCCTTCGCGCTCGTTATTAATGTAAATCGTTCCCGCGAGATACTTTTCTATCCGGCCAGAATCCTGTTCCTCTTCAACCGTCGGATTCCAACCATGAGCACTAAACTCTAGGGCTTTAGTCGTTAACATACCCACAGCAAGATCTACCACATTGGTCGGAGTTGGATCCGCAAACCTATCTTCGAACGGCAGCGCGGCTTTCTGATAATGATCTCCATGATACCAACGACGCCACAATTTGATATTGTCATGAAGCGGACGCGTAAACTGTTGCGCGAGTGGATAGTTCAATTCCAACTCGCTACGCGTTCTTATATTAGGATCTTGGATCAAAGAGACGTTAGCTTCGGGCACAATATACCTCGTTCATTTCGTATCGCTTAATCCAATTACAATTTGCACATAGCAATTGATACTTCTTGGTATTTCCAGCGAGAATATCTTTTATCGGATCATGTTTAAGTCGACGCCTGCTACCCCCTCCAGCTATATGATCAATCTGCAAGGCCCGATAATCATGATCGAAACCACAGCGTACACACTTGCCGCCAAGCTTTAACTGAGCCCTAACACGCTGATACAGCTCTCGACGACGATTGGACACAACTTTCCCTGCCGCTATAACTTCTCGGTTCCGAAGATTGTAAGCAACCATATATTTTGCTATATGATTTTTGTGCCTCGCTCGCCAAGCACGTTGCGCATCACTTTGCTTCATCGTGATCCTCTTCGGCCTTTCAAATCATCGAGAGCCCTGAGTCGATCTTCGCGCGTGGTCACCCGCAACGCCTCTGGCCACTTCTGCTCCTGCTCCTCGCTCGCGAGGTCCTGATAGCTAAAGCCGGTGTTCTCCGAAAATGGCGAAGATATCCTCTGTACCTTGCTGGTGTCCACGCCGCCGCGCTCAATAGCGTCGTAGACCGCCATAGCCATTGCAATCGCACCATCGTTCGGCTTTGCAGAGCCTTCTTTCTTCACGATGCGAAACCCCGATCCCTGAACCTTTGCTGCGGCGAAGCGGATGTGTTCGCGTAGCTCCTCGTCCGGATATGCCTCCATGCGCTTCATACGCAGGACCTCGTACAGTGCTGTGCTCGCGGAAACCATATTCCCGGTCGTCTGCCTGAACTCTCGAATCGGAAGACCATCTCGATCCATAGCCATAATATTTTGGTAGAAATGGGTCGGGTCAGAGACGATCGACACTACCGAAAACTTGTCGTACATCTCCCGAATATACGCCTCGACCGACGCAGGATCCACTGGGCTACCACGAGCGGGCACCCAAATCCGGTGGAAGGCCACCCCGACTTTCAATCCTTCTTCTAGATCCTGATGACTGTAGATCCCCACAACAGCGCTGGTATCTCGCTTAATACCCACGTCCACGCCAATCGAAATCGGGAAGCTCGCCCGATTCGAACCAGTTTGATAAGGAAGAGATGTCTCCAACTTCGTAGTAGCATAGTCCCACAGTTCAATCGGGATGAATTCGTCTTCGGCCGCTCCCCACTCATTCAGGTGTAGTCTCCGGAAATTAACAGGCCGCTGTTCCACCATCTCGGCCTCGTAATAATCTGGAGTCTGCCAAGGCATACGGGGTTCGTGGTCCCAGTAGCAGAAGACCGATCCTAGTTCGTTGGTGTACACCGGCATGTCAGGAAATCGGTCATACAAACGAATGCCGTGTGGCACGCACTGGTTGTAAAGGTTCCAGAGTGTCTCAGACTCGCCCTCGAAACCGGCATAAGTCACCACCACTCTCAGCCCCAACTTTTCCGTGGGGATCAGCGTCATCTCCTCCCACAGTCGCTGACTAGCTTCGGTCGTATATCCCCAAAGCTCGTCCCATAACGTCAACGCTTGTTGTCGACCAGCCGCGGAAGCATAGTCGGCAGACAGACATTGGATGAACGACCCGTTCGGCGCTAGAATGCGATACTTCTCGATCTTGTACATCTGAAGCGCCGCGTCCGGAGCATCAACCAGTCCATCTCGCACCGCCTCCATCAGTCGGCGATTCTGTTCCTGGTAATTAAACTTGATTGCCCGCATCGCCAAACTCTCGGCCTCTTCCAGATCGTTAGCGAACACATAAATCTCAGTACCTGGATAACTCTCCTCCAGGTACCACGCGCCGAGAGATGCGTCCCATGCTGTCTTTCCACTCTTCTTAGGAGCCGATAGAATTACCGTCCGGTATGGAAACTTACCGGTCTCAGGGTTAATAGTGAAGACGTGATCGAGAATCGGGCGAAGATGGGGCCACAGAATCATCCGAGCGGCCTCGTGGACAAATTCTGCTTTCTCGTTATCCCACCTTCGGTTCAGCCAGAAACCCCGCTCCTCAAGCCACTGAACGTAGGGTCTCATTATCAGCTCCGATATTTGGCTGAACTGGGTTTTGGTTCTCCCTTACGCGCGGCGTTTTTCTTAACGGCCCCATCCGCGGTGTCAATATCCTCCGCGGAGTACAACGCCTGCATGTGTTGAACAGCCTCTGCGCGAGACTTGTGGGGACTCTTATGGACCTTGGTTCGCGAGCCTTCCTTAACGACCCAAAAGCCGTCCCCCTCTTTGATCACTTCCCACGGCATGATTCACCCCCTAATATTTACGATTGTCTCTTGGTCGCGATGGGCCTCGTTGTCCGGGTACTCGTGGAGCCTCGGGCGGAGCCCGAAACGCCGGCGCCGGACGTTTTGCAGGCTGGGGCTGTGATCCCGCCCCACCACTTGGTAGAAATTTTACTGGTTGGGCGGCCGTGGGCATCGGAACGCGGCCACCTGGACTCGTCTGAGGCTGTAGTTGAGGCTGTACTTGAGCTTGGAGTTGGGGACCGGCAAAAATGGCCGGCAGTAATTGTGCCAAGAGTTGTCCCAAAGGTCCCTCGTTCATCAAATCGCCACCGGGTCTTCCCCCCGACAGACCTATACCCTGTTCCTGAGTAAAGGCCGGCAGACCAAAAGCAAACATGCCTCCGCCGCCGGGCATGTTCAGACCCTGCTGAGAGCCAGTAGCCGCCCCCGCCGCCTGCTTAGCGGACTCAAATATTTGTCGAGCTTTAATTACCGAAAGTGAATTCTCGCCGAGTCCTAGTCCCAATAGCCGAGAAATCTCGTTCTGGGCAGCTAGAATAGCTTGCTGAAGAGAGCCACCGACCTGTGGAAGTGTTCCCCCTGCTGGAAGCATAAGTCCCCCTTTGGTGCTGAGCAGAGTATACACCGAAAAGGCTTGACAAGTCAATCCCGCCGTGATAGCATGAATGCTCTTGGCAGCATTGGATCAACATCTGCCATCGTGGTTTTCAGGGGATTATCAATCTAGCGGCTGTCGTCCAACAGTAGGACCTCACGCTTCCAACGTGATGATCCCGATGCGAATTCGGGTCGCCGCTCCGCGGGGCTAGTGTAACGGTAGCCCACTTTTCTGCCAAGAAAGAAGTCGGAGTTCGAGTCTCCGGCCCCGCTCCTCAGCACATTTACAATGCTCGTGGAGAGGCCGTGTGTTCGATGGTCACGGTGACTCTGCGACAATAAGCCTCTGTGGTGTAACAGAAGCATCACTCGCTTCGAACGAGACGGTCCAGGGGCGGATCCTGGCAGAGGCTCCAGCCTTCGTAGGTCAGTAGATAAACCGCCGGGCCGCGAACCCGGAAACGGACGTGCAATTCGTCTCGGAGGCTCCTCATCGGGGATAGGTGTAACGGTTGCATGCTCGGCCTGGAACCGAGTGGTAGCAGGATCGTCCCCTGCATCCCCGACCTCGTGGCCAAGCAGAACGCACCACGCTAAAAACGCGTCGAGCGGTTGGTGCTCCGGCCCGCTCTAATAAACCGGGGCTTCATGGCGGTGCTGGACACGAGTGAGTCCAAGTGCCTGTAAAGCACCCGTTTCGACTGTGGGAGTGCAAATTCTCTCCGCCGCCACCTCGGCTTCATGATCTAGTGGATATGATGCTTCCCTGTCAAGGAAGTCGCGGGGGTTCAATTCCCCCTGGAGCCGCCAGCCGATCAAGTTCATTAGGATGAACATTTCCTTGGTAAGGAAAAAGCAGTGGGTTCGAATCCCACGATTGGCTCCTAGGAGCATCAGATGGGGACATACAAATCACCAGAGGCCATAACTAGAAACCGAGAATATCAGCGTCAATGGCGATCGCGTCATCGAGACAAGAAGCGCGCGGAGACAAATGCTCGCCGAATCAAGCTAATGAAGATCGTGAACCGCCTTAAACGAATAAAGGGGTGTGAGAACTGCGGCTTTCGCAATCC